GGCGAAAGATTGCTACAAATATCTTTAAATAATTGGAATGCTGCAAAAGTAGGATTGCTTACTGGAGAAGATCCCACTCCACATTTTTATTCTAAAATATTTGCAAAGTTCCAGGTTTTAGTAGAAGAGTCAGACTTAACACCAACGCAACAAAATCTTCAAGCGCAACAAATGTTAGAGATAAATGAGCGTTTTGGTAGGGAAGTATTCACTCCTTCAATGATTATTCCTAAATTAAATATTACTGGTAAAGCAGAAGTTATTGAGTATCTCCAGAAACAAGAACAACAAGCAGCTGCAATGCAGCAAGAACAACAGAATGTCGCACACGCCTTTGAACACGCCAAATTACAAGAACTTATGTCTAAAGCTACTGCCAATCTTGCTACTGCTCGTGAGCGTCATGGTCGCGCTGAAGCTGACATCGGGCTTTTTGAAGAAAGATTATCGGAGATTACGCAAAACAGAGCTATGGCAACAAAAGCCAAAATGGAAGCTTTAGAAAAATTAGTTGACGTTATAGCCAAATATGGTGAAATAGAGACTGCGCTTAAGATGGCTGATATACAAAGTTTTGACTACATGCAAGAAGACAAAGAAAATTTAGAAAAAGCTGATGCAAAATCAACTTCTCTTGCAAACGAATTTAGAAGTAGTATAATGGGTACTCAACAACAAGGGCAACAAATGCCACAGATGGGGCAAGGAATGCCTCAGCAGGGGCAACAAGCTGCGCAACAAGCAATGTGAGGATTTATGTCAGGTCAAAGAATAGATAATCATGGTTTTTGGGCAGGAAGTAAAGGAAAAGATTCCGTATTTCCAGATGGTCCACATAAAACAAAAGATGAATCCAGTGCTGAAGGCTTTGGTGCATTATCTCATTATGAAGACACCACAGAAGCTATTAAATCTCAGCAGATGATGAACAAGAAAAAAGTTCATGGTCATCCTCAGAAACCTGGACATCGTAATTAATTTCTGATATCTATTGTGATGGAAGTTTGGTAGACATAAGGTGATTTAGATTGATATCTAAATCTTAAACCTGTGCTGGGGGGTTTAAAGACCGAGGCACGTATGCGTTCGAGTCGCATTAATAGATATTAATTTCCTTTGTATAGCTATACAAAAGCGCTATAGATTCCGTTCTTTAGCGATTTAACTTGTTTTTAAAAAAAGGTGACTTATGAAGAGCACAAAAACTGTTCAGTCTTATAAAAATACAGCTGCGCAATCTAATAGGTCTACTCTTAAAAGTGGAAAATCACAATTTGAAGATCCAGCACGCATAAAAGAACAAAATCCCAAAGATAAACCTGTAGATGGTGTAAAATCTCCATGGGATTTTAGATGTCCTCAGTACGATCAAAGGTCATCTAATTTTGTTAATGCAGGAACTCACTATGGTGTCGGACACAGACAACCTGTAGGACATGAGGGTAATCCTAAACAAGTAGTAGGTGTTCTTCCTCAGACAAGAAAGAACACGTTGCAAGATGATGATTTAGGTTAAAAATGAATATAATTAAAGTATCAGAAAATTTAGCAATTAATTTTCCTTTTATTCCAGATTTCATTCAAGCATACAAACTTGGTTTATGCTCGTTATGTAAAATTGAAAAAGATATTGATAAAAATTTTGACAATTCACAATGTCCTCATTGCAAAAAAGAAACAAAGATGATGTGCTGGTCGAGTAGGAACAACAACAAATGACTTACGGAATGAAAGGCGGAGACGCCAATAGACAATATCCTAAAAAGCCTGGAAAGAATAAATTCGCTCATACCACAGATTCTCCATATGGTATGGGAGATAACTATGGTACAGGTGTACGCGCTAAAATAGGAAGAGTGCGTGAAGGTATTGGAATGGTACCACTAAGTCCTAAGAAGATTGGGACACCTCCAAAGAATGTAGCTTAGAGTTCTTTAAATTCTCTTCATGTTCTTTCAAAACTTTCAATAAAATCTGTTTCCCTCTTTCTTCTGAAATATCATCACTATGTGGTCTCTCTAACCATTTTTTGTTATATCTAAATTGATCAATAGACCATGTCACAATAGAACTTTCTGTAACATTTCCTTTCTTGTATTGATTCCACATTTCTTCCGATGGAATTATCCAACAAATTTCTATCAAATCTGTTTTTGAAGTGGCTCTAAATAAATATGAGTTAGATTGTGCTTCAGGTTTAGATAGTCTTGGTGACCAAAACATTTTTTTAGTTGTACCATCTTCACATGTTCTTGCATGGGCAAATATATAAATGTACGGAGAATTTTCCTGCAATGCTAGTGACAGTGGATTATTCTTAAGACATTCTTCAGCACCTATCCATATATTTTTAGACTGATCATTCAAAAAATATTGATAACGATCATGAGTTTCTAATCTGTCTATTTTCATAATTCCTCAAAATTTATATATCATTTATAGTTGTATTAAATTTTTTAGTATACTTTAATGAAACTGAACTTTAACCGCAGTCCAGCGTTAAGGACTAAAGGAATTACTATGACAGTACAAACTCAAACAAGTCAAGCTCCACAACCAGAAAATAAACCAAGTGATAAAGAATTCAATTTTCGTATGCAACAAGCCAAATACGAAAAAGAATTAGCCCAAGAAAGAGCGCATAGATTAGAAGCAGAAAAAGAAATACAAAGATTGTCACAAGAGAGGAGTCGACAAGTTGAACCGGAAGAGGATGACTCTGAACCTTATGTTAACGATAAGAAATTAAATAGAACTTTAGCTAGATTTGGTGAAAATAGTAAAAAAGAAACCCAATCTGAAATAGAAAAAGCTGTAAAAATTGCTTTACATGAAGACAGAAAACAAAGTTGGTTAAAAAATAACCCAGATTTTTATGATATTTTAGAAAATAATGCTGATAAATTTGCTGCTAAAGCTCCAGAATTAGCTGATTCAATCCTACAAATGCCAGATACCTTCGAACGTCAGAAACTAGTCTATAAAAACATAAAAGCTCTTGGAATAGATAGACCTGAACAAAAACAACAGTCTATTCAAGAGACGATTGATAAGAATAAACGCTCTCCACATTATCATCCTTCTGGAGTAGGAACAGCTCCTTTTGCTTCTTCAGGTGACTATAGTCAGCAAGGTCAGAAGCAAGCGTACGAAAAAATGCAACAACTGAAGTCTCAGTTGAGAATTTGATATGCCGTATATAAAGGATGGGGATAATTTGTCCCCATCCTTAAAAACATTTCCCGTGCAATTAATTTTGTGTATAAAATTAATCTAAATTTCTTCATGGTGGAAAATGTCCGTGTTCTCTATAAAAATCTAGATCTCTTTTTATAATTACACTAATTGAAAAAATTGACGTAAAAATCACAAAAATTACAGTTTCACGCCCGAACTTAGTTTTAGAATACCATATAGCTGTAAGCATGATTAATATTATGCATTTACTTAATCTAGGATAACCCTTTACTTTTTTACCAATAAAATCAGAGTATTTTTTATATATACTCACTATTTTTTGTAAAATTATTTTCAAGGGATTACTATCATTTAAATTATCAATGCTTATGTAATCAAAAAATCTTTGAAATACATTCCTATTAGGATCTTTATCTGGAAGTACGATACCAAGAAAACCAAGTGGACCACCTGGACGTGTTGCTCTTTGCCAGTCTGCATATGCATCCCTTATTATCTGATTTTGTCTCTCATCTGATTGTTGACTGCGTACATCAAGTGACACAAGATTACTCCTGAAATTGGTTACATTATTACAAAATTAGCAGCAGACATATAAAAATCATATGTCTCTTTAGTCAATTTTGCTAGATCCTCTGAAGGAAGACGTAACTCAATTGCACGTCTATTGATAATGGTCATTGCACCTACATATGACTCTGATGAATTTCTATGTTGATTTTTAGCAATAGCAGTAAAGCCTTCTACTAACAATTTAGAATATTCATCATCTCCCTTAGTGCAATGTATTTTTATTTGATCCATTGCGACAATTATAATCTTATTTACGCGTTCTTGGGAATATTCTAAATCTTCAACAGTAAAAACCCGAGCGCATTTATATGGACAACAGAGAGCATCTTGTAGTTTATTGTTTAACCATTCTACTATACATTCACGTTCGAATATATGACCGCATGGAGCTTTTACTGGAATTATAGTGATATCATCAGAAATTGCGCATATAAAGTCCTCAAAAACTTTTGAAGCTTTTAGGATTTTCTTGAAATGTGGAAATACTTTATTTGCATTTGCTTGAGCTCTCCATTCTTCATAAATTTTTGACGGAACAAATTCGACTTTATGTTTAGAAAAATAATCATATGACCCTCTTAGAGTGCCTAAACCAAGTCCAAAAAGTAGACCTTTTATTCCCATCTTAATGGTTCCCTTTCCAGGTTTAATAAGAGTACCAACAGCAGCACCAGCTACACAAAAAGTGATGGAATTTTTAATTACCTGAGGTGCAACACAATCGAACAAATTTGAACTTTCTTCTGCAAATTTTTTTTTAACATGTTTTGGTACTGCGTGTCTTACAAACATCACAGTTCTGTCTATTTTATTTTTTAATGACTGTCCACAATATAATTCTATTTCTTGTGTTTGTTCTTTTGTTAATGCAACGACTAAAGGTTGGTGTTCATGTTCAATTTTTCTTTCTTTTTCGTCTTGCTCACTTTTAAATTGATCTAATGGTGGTACATAAGTTGTTAAAGATGTTGATGGGATCATTTTTCCTCTTGTATATATAAGTTTGTTTATTGAAAGAACAAATTGATACAACTTTATGAAAAATAAGTCAATTTTTTTAATTGATAAATAATTTTTATATTTATTATGTTGTCAAATTAAAACTATTTTTAATAAAAATGATTACAGGTGATTTAGTATGGATGTGTGTAAAAAATGCAAAAATAAAATAGATGAAGTAGAAATCTATGGAGACTGGTTCTATTGTAAATTTTGCAATAAAGAATTTTCTTATAAAAATGAAGACAGAAACAAAAAAAGATTAGATACACATAAAGGTTTTATATAGGAAAAAACCATAACCTTTGGGTTACATTACATATTCCCAAGGTTATTATTTTCATGAATATATTTTGACTAAAAACAATGAATACAGGGATTAATTGGGAGGATTGCTTACAAAAAATTATCAAATATCCACTGAATCCCTTTTCTTTCTTCAAGCCACCTAAATTTGTCGCGGGATATTCCTAATTTTTCCAATAATTCAGTATGTTTTATTTTATTTCCATTTATTTCATGTATTCTTGTAGTTCTTCTATTATTTGCTTGAACATTTCTAGAGGACCATTTGCAATTTTCCTTACAATAGTTTCCATCATTATCTATTCGATCCAATTGCATATCTTTTGGTCTTTCTCCCATATCTTGATAGAAAGTGGAAAAATCATTCCATTCTTGCGATACTTTTATTCCTCTTCCTCCATAGTCAGCATATTGTTGATCATTTATGTCATTACATCTTTGTCTCATTGAAATCCAAATAGAATATATTCTATCTTTACCTTTTGTTCTTGATGCCATTCCATGTTTATAAGCCCAATGATCTTTTCCTTTTTTTGTGTGTTTTTTTGCAGAACAACATTTACACGGTCTGTTTTTTGTTCTTAGATAAGATCCATTTAAAATGACAACATCACCACAATCACATTTAACCTTATACATGATGTATCCGTTTTTTCTCTGAGACATCTCTTCAATAATTATGCGAGTTCCGAACTTTTCGCCTATTTTCAATTTTTTTACATACATAAATATTTTTTTTAATATAATAAGTTTTCGTTAGCTAAACGTTAAATAGCATTGCGTCAAGATGGCTTCGCAAACCAGTTATTCGAGTTATTCGGATAGAAGAATAACGTACTTTAGGTTCGTCACCTTTCAATAACGAATATCTCTATTTTATAGGAACTGCATATTGTTATGCAATTCAAATATTAGAGGTTTATCAAAGATGAGTATTACAACAACAGGTAATTTGGGACCACTGATTCTTCAGTCCCTTGCTCCTGCGATGTTGTACGTACCAACTCCGACAATGAACTATAAATGTGTGTAGTTTTAAAACCGTCGCTGATTGACTCGGAAGCCCGATGGGGTGACGAGGGGCAAGTTTAAATACAGCCTGAACGACTGAGCGCGATGGACGCAATTAGCGTATGCAACAGTCTGAACCGTGACAATATATGAAATCACGGAAGGATCTCCGAAGAGTGATCCTCGCTTACAGTATATCGTAAGTCATAAAAGTAACAGAAAGATTACAGTTTGTGATAAAGTTTCAATGCCAGCGAATGGTGGTACTACATGTCGCTTTATGCGCCCACGCGCATTACAGCCTCCAACTATCCAGTTGGGGAATTCAGGGATTGATCCCCCAGCACAAATCCCACAGCGTGACATTATTGATGCGCAAATGTCTTTCTTCGGTACTGGTTGCGTTATTAACGAACAAGTTATTTTGCAGGACCAAGAAGGAGTATTAGCTTGGGTGTCAGAACGTCTAGCTGTCTCCATGAGACAAGCTGAAGATTTGATTCTACGCGATTATATTGTATCAGCTGCATCACCAATTAATGCTGGTGGTGGATCTAATGCAGACAACCCAACTAACCTTGGAATGTCAGACTTTAGTTTAGTTGCTACAACTTTAGACACAAATAACGCTTATAAATTTATGAGCGGTATCGAAGGTATGGATCGTTTTGGTACAGGTCCTGTACGTTCAGCATATTTTATGTTGAGCTCTACAGAACTACAAAGTGATTTCGATGGATTAGTTGGTTCCGGCTTCCTTAGCCAATGGAATTACCCAAATAATGCTTCAGCGTTGCAATCCGAATATGGTTCTGCATTCAATATTAGAGTGCTTACCAGTTCTGAGGCTCCTGTTGCTCGCGGTGCATCTGCTAATGGTCAAGACGTATATTACAATACAGTTCTTGGTAAACAAGCAATCACGCACATCAATCAAGACGGTTATTCAATGAACTTGATTTACCGTGACCCATACTATAGTGGTATGTTGGCCCAAAACGCTACTCTAGCTGTGAAGTTTGCACAAGCGCAAGCAATAACACAGGATACAGCTATTAGAAACCTTTTGAGCACTCGTTTGAGTGGCATCGTAATTTAAGGAGGTATCATATGGCTGAATATTCAAGAATAGCGAAGGGACATTTTACATCAACTGGTAATGCTCAGGCAGTTAATTTGCCTTTTCAACCTGATCGTGTAGAAATGATCAACTATACACTAGCTGCTGCTGGCGCTGCTGCAAGTAAAATTATTACTGCAAAATGGGATGTTTCAATGGGTCAAGGAGTTGCTTTAGCTGAAGGTTACACTTCAGGATCGGCTCTTGTTTGGGACGTTGTAGCTTCTGGTGGTATTAGCACATTTGCTGCGGGTTTGTCTTTACAATATGGCCCATTAGTATTACTTGGTACCACTGGTGGTGCTGGTATAGCTAAAACAAGTGCTACTGTATTGACAGTGACTACTGCTGCTGCTCACGGATTACAACCAGGAAACTGGGTGGTATTCCAAAACCTGTATGAAACATCAACTACAGGTATGCAACAGATTGCTGGTATCCCATTTGAAGTTCTTACTGCTCCAACAACCACAACATTTACAATTGGTTGGGTAGGTAACTCTTCTAATTTAACTGTTATTGATACATCTGCTACAGGTAGCGTTGCTGGAACATTAGGATTTAGACAAATTCTATATCCTGTTTTATATGCTCCAGGTTGGTCAGTACCTTGGTCTATTTCACAAACAAATGGTGTTGTTACTGTAAAAACTACAGCAGCATGTAATTTTGTGGTTGGTCAAGAAATTGCATTTAGAATTCCATCTCCTTGGGGAGCTGGTCAGTTAAATGAACTTGCAAGTCCATTAATTCCTTCATTCCCACAATATTTTTACGTAACTTCAGTTGATACCACAAACAATTGCAGTTTTACGTTCAACTATTCTGGACCTTTGACAGCATTTAATGTAAACCAAACGTTTGCTTCATTCCCTGGATTGAAGTTCCCAATTGTGTTTGCAGCGGGTGATATCAATAGTGGTGGAGTTCCATATTCAGGTGGGAATCTATATCCTTCTCCAATCATTTTTGGAGAAAATATACTAGGTTCTGCTCCTACCATCAATGGACCTGCAATACAAGGTGCTTTCGTCAATAATACAAGCCAAGGCTTCATTATTGGTGCTGGTGCTGGTACTGCTATTTCTAGTGGTGTTCTAGTTGGTGCGAATACAAACGTTATATACTGGGTAGCATATCTATCGGATTATGCTGTAAACTAGTATTAAATATTGTATTATGCATTTGGAGAGAGTGTTACCGCTCTCTCCTTAACATAGGTGAATATATGATGCCTCCATTAGTAACAGGTCCAATTCCTCCTTACAACAATCCTCCTATTGAGCCACAGTTTTTTCAGCCATCCGTATTTTATATTTCAAATATTTCCTTAGGATCTACAACTACTGTGACTACAACGTCTGATAATAATTATGTAATAGGACAACTCGTGCGATTAATTGTCCCAAAAAGTTCTGGGTCTTTTCAGTTAAATGAACAGTTGGGATATGTGATCGATATACCTGCTGCAAATCAGGTTGTTTTAGACATAAATTCAAAAAATTCTGACTCATTTATTTCAACAGCTTTACCAAAGCAACCTACTATAAATGCAGTAGGAGATATTAATAGCGGGGCAATCAATGCTTCTGGTAATATGCAAGTAAAAACTTTAATACTAGGTAGTTTCATCAACATCTCACCCTTATAGGTTTGGTATGACAACAGATATAAAAAAACCAAAAGTCTCCACATCAATGGCTCAACAAGAAATTGATAAAGTTGAGCAACAATTTGAAAGTTTTGATAAGAATGTTAAAGAATTAACTTTAGATAGGATGAACTCGGCTCCTAAAGAAGATTCGGAACCTCAAACAAAACTATCTCAATCAGAAATTGAAAAAAGTAAAGATATTTATTTGAAACCAACGACATATATCCCATCTAAAGAAAAATTTAATGAAAAATTTAGGGATGATTACAATTTTTCATGCGAATATGTGAATTTTATTCCTGAACACAAAGAAGCTCAAGGTGATGTTATTGAATGTTGGTCAAAACCATATCCAGGAATGCCAGCTAATTTTTGGAAAATTCCTACAGGAAAACCAGTGTGGGGACCAAGATATTTAGCAGAACAACTTTCAGGATGCAAATATCACCGTCTTAAAATGAACCAAACTATTTCCACTGGTGCTAACATTGGAGGCCAATACTTTGGAGCCATGGCAGTAGATACCGTGATTCAACGTTTGGATGCAATACCTGTGTCAAATAGAAAATCAATTTTTATGGGAAGTCGTAGTTTCTAATAAAGGATAAATAAATGAATTTCTTAAGAGATATCATTACATACGTCCGTAGGCTTATAAAAAGTCCATCAAATACATCAATAAGTGATGCATTGATTATCGATTACATTAATCGATTTTGGATTATGGATGTCGATGCAGAAATTCAATTATTTGATTTAAAAACAAAATATCAATTTCAGACAGCTCCAGGGATTGATCGATACAATATGCCACTTTACAATATTCAAACTGAAGGTGGTACGCAAGGTGTTGGGATGTATCCCGTATATCAAGGTTTTTTGGGACCAGCTTTTGTAGATGGAATACAAGTACCTTTTGATACACAAGAAAATAATTTCTTTAATATCTGGCCAAATGTCGTACAACAACAAACTGTTGTAGGCGTTGGAAATGGTAGTATTGGTCCATATACATTAGCTTTTCCTATTGTCCCTCAAAATCCAATACCTATTAATCCACCGGTTCAATACATCCTTAGGGGACACGTTGATCTTACGGGTATCATTTCAACCGGAGTCAATGTTGACCCTCCTTTAGGAACAGATCTTCCAAAAAATGGACTGGTAAACGTTATACCAAGTACCAGTATACTTCCTTCTGTTTATTTTACATCAACTGCAGCTGATGGAACTAATATCATTGTACAAGATAGTGGTGTATTTCTTCCTGGCAATCGAAACTATGGACTGCTAATGTCTCCAGGTTCTGCTGCCTATGGATATTCTTCATTATTTAATGGTGGTTTACTTCTCACCCCATACACTATCACTCAAAATACTATAAATTATTTCACTGGAATAGCTCAAAACGTTTACTTTCCTTCTGTTATTCCTAATGGAGTAGATATAAATGGCCAATGTTTCTTTTTTCAGTCCGGATTACCTAGAGCAATCTTATTCTATAATAATACATTAACATTTAGATCACCCCCAGATACGCAATATCTCGTTCAGTTGGAAGCTTATTTAAGTCCGGCAGCATTTTTTAACACAGAACAAGCAATTCAATTTGCGTATATGTCGGAATATATCTCTCTTGGAGCTGCTAGGAAGATTATGTCTGATACAGGTGATCTGGAGCAATTACAGACATATGAGTCTCGCTTTAAAGAGCAAAGGGCATTAGTTTGGAAACGAAGTCAGCGTCAATGGACTTCTACCAGAACTCAAACAATTTATTCACAAGGAATAAATCAAGGTCAAAGTGGATTTAATAACATAGGTGGATCAACGATATGACAAATTTTGATTACAATAGAGATATTCCAAACGGTCCAAATAATCCATCAAATGACCAACCTTTGATGAAAATAAATACAAATTCTACTGATGATCTTATTGCGGTTGATCACATCTCATTTGGTACTAATAACGGTGGATACCATACTGTAGTTCATCTCTCTCCTTTTTCAACAACTGCTACAAATCCACCTGATAACGAACCTGTATCAGCACCAACCCCAGTCTTAGGAATTGGAGAACTTTTCTGTGCAGAAATAAATGATGGGTTTGATGTTGATACTGCTCTGTTTTTTCAATCAGGAAAAGGAAAAGTTTCTCAATTAACAAGTAATTTAGTTCCATCAATAGTTTCTAATGGATATACGTTTTTACCAGGCGGTCTTATCCTTCAGTGGGCAACAGCAACAGCTACTAGTCCTGCTAATACTGTTACATTTCCTGTCGCTTTTAAGGTTGCTTGTTTTTCTGTAACTATTTCCCAAAATAGTGGGATAGGTCCGGTTACAATAAGTTCAATATCAAATATAAATTTTAAAGCAGATTCAGGTGTACCAGGTTCAATTACCATTAGATATATGGCAATAGGTGTTTAATGGGAGAAAAAATCGTCATTGGCCCTATAAATCATGGTTTAAGAAATGATCGTACTGCGTTTGTGATAGATAATGATTCTTTTCCTACACTGATAAATGCATACCAATGGAGAGGAAGGGTAAAAAGAAAGCGTGGAACTTCTTTATTAAATCGTCTTAAAAGATTTTTTAATTCCTCCTCTGCATCTTATAATTCTGGTTCAGCAACAATCACTTTAGATGGTTCAGGAAATGGAAATATTTTAACTGGGTTTTCACTTCAGGCAAATGGAAATATTGTTCCTGGAAGTGTCACAATATTTGATACTGTTTCTTTTATAACTTATACTGATCCTCTATTGGATGGAACTCTTAGTCCAAGTGGAAGTATAAATTATGCTACCGGAGCTATTACAATATTGGCAGCAGCTGGGCATACTGTAGCAGCTGTTTTTAATTATTATCCAAATCTTCCTGTAATGGGTTTGGAAGAATTAATATTAGAAGGTCAACAATTCCCCGGTACCTTGGCGTTTGATACCACCTATTCTTATAATATTCAAACCGCCTTTTCTTATGGGATTTATGACGTAAGTTTTTATAAAAATCCACCAACAGGAACTTACCTCGGTTACGTCCAAAAAACCACACCAACACCAACATCTTGGAATGGACAAGATTATCAACAATTTTGGACTACAAACTATCAAGGAGCTCTTTGGGCTACAAATGGAATAACCGTTCCGTTTACCACAACTAATATAGGAATGCAATTTAAGCCTATAATCACTGTTGATAATATCACAACTGGACCACCTGCTTTAGCTGATTTAACTATAACAGCTCATGGTTTAGTGGTTGGGGATTTTGTTTTCATTAATGAAGTTGTAACTACTACTGGAATAAATTTTCAAACAGGTTATGTTATTGTTGTAGTTAATGCTAATAAAGTCACTGTTGAATTTCCGAATGCAACAATTAATACTAATGGAACAGGTGGAATAGCTCAATACCTTACTAGCCGATCAGATATTACAAAGGACTGTCTAAGGTTTTATGACGGAGATCCAACAAGTGGAAATGCAACGACTCCTATTTTAAATGGAACTAAAGGTTGGGTAAATTTTTGTCCCCCTCTTTCTCAAGGTGCTTTTTCAATTGCTGATAGGCCAGCGAAAAAATGGTATTTAGTTGGCGCGAGAATGATTCTTCCCTTTAAGGATAGACTTCTTTTCTTTGGACCTGTTATTCAATCTTCTTCCGGTACTGATCAAACATATCTTCAAGATACTGTAATTTACAGTCAGAATGGTACACCATATTATACGGCATCTTATACGAACACACCTTCAGCAACAGTTGATACTCCTACATCTGCAACGAATGTGTTCTCCCCTATATTAGTTCCTGTAAATCAAACTGCAACATCTCCTGCGTATTTTGAAGATCAGACAGGTTTTGGAGGATTTATATCCGCTGGTGTAGATCAAGCTATTAATACTGCTGCTGCTAATGAAGATGTCATTATTGTTGGATTTGACAGGTTGCAAACAAAGTTTGTATATACTGGTAACGACATTGTCCCTTTTCTTTTCTACATAATAAATTCAGAATTAGGTTCTAGGAGCACATTTTCTTCTATAATTATGGACCAAGGTGTGTTGACGAAAGGAAGTCGTGGATATGTGATTACAAGTCAGGTCGGAACACAAAGAATAGATTTAGAGATTCCTGATCAAGTCTTTCAAGTCAATTTAACTAATAATGGAACAGAAAGAGTTTGCTCTCAAAGAGATTATATAAATGAATGGGTTTATTTTACATATCCTAGTAACCAAGTAAGCTATAAATTTCCAAATCAATCACTACAGTTTAATTATAGAGATAATTCTTGGGCAATCTTTAATGAATCTTACACAACTTATGGATCTTTTAGACGTCAATCTGGTTTTATTTGGTCTACTGTAGGAACCGTTTATCCAACATGGATTTCATGGACTGAGCCATGGGATGCTGGTACTTCTACATTATTTCAACCAGAAGTCATTGCAGGTAATCAACAAGGATTCGTTTTGTTTCGAGATGAAGGAACAAACGAGGGAAATTCTTTATATATAAGAAGTATATCCGGAAGTACCGTAACATCTCCAAATCACAATCTTAATGAAGGAGATTTCATTATTATCAGTGGTGTTTTGGGAACATTGTCTACTCAACTTAATGATAAAATATTTTCAGTAGGTGTAACAACCGACAATACATTTAAATTAAACCCATCTATAGCATCCGGAACATATCTTGGTGGTGGGGTAATAAAAAGAATGTATATCCCATTTATTCAAACGAAACAATTTCCTGTTGCTTGGGAAATGGCAAGAAAAACAAGACTTGGTCCGCAACAATATTTATTTACGACAACAGCAGATGCTCAAATTCAATTGTTGATATTTTTAAGCCAAAACTCAAGCAGTCCATATAACACGGGTTCAATAGTTCCCAGCAATATTCCTCCTCCAATAAATAATTCATTAATTTATGGTACAACTCTTTTCACGTGTCCTGAAAGTACAAATTTAGGGTTAACCCCAGCTAATGCAAATTTACAAACTCCAACTGCTGATCAACAAGCTCAGTTGTGGCATAGAATGAATACAAGTCTTATTGGGGATACGGTCCAAATTGGATTTACAATGTCAAAAGACCAAATGAGAGAGCTAGATGTCTCTGTTTCGTTTCCAATTACAGGAGCCACTCAATCTAATCCATGTGTATTAACTTGTGCAGGAGAATTCGGCGAAGGACAGTTAATAGCTATTTCTGGTGTGGTAGGAATGACTCAATTGAATGGTCAAACATATGATGTTGTTACTTCCGATGCAACTACAGTAACAATAAATGTAGACTCATCTACATTTACTCCATACATATCTGGTGGAATAGCAACACTTCTTTATTTGCCTAATCAGTTTGCTGAAATTGAATTGCATTCAATAATTTTAGACGTAAACCCATCACAGTTACTTGTATGAGTACTAATGTTGTCAATCAAATGCCATACCTTAGAACTTCCAGGAGTTTTCCGGAAGAATCTCACATGCTTACGGTTGAAATTAGCAAAAGTTATATAGACATCGCCACTGCTGTAAATACAAGGACAATCGGAATATTTCCGGTAACAAGACCCGCTATTACCGGTGAAAGTTGGTTTTTGCTAAATAATCAAAGACAACAATCATTTAGACAGGTTTATACTTTTACAACCACAGCAGATATACCTGTAGGGTTTAAAATATCAACGATTTCTGAATTTAGTAAATTCCAAGGATTATTCCTTAGTGGAACATCCTGGTTTGGATTAATTCCAGCAACCACTGTTGCGATTGCTGGTCAAATAACATTTTATGTTGCTGTAGATGGAACCTCTACCACTACAGACTTAATTAAATTTGTCGTAGGTGCTGGAGCTCCTGCTCTTAATTCTGGTAAAATTGTTTTAGAATGGTTATCTAGGCCATAAATTATATTTTATGTATATTTGAGTAAAAGGAAGGTGATTTATGAGCTATGGTATGAGTTCTCCAACAGGTAAAACTAATAGTGTTACTGGAAGTTTTTCAAGAGATATAATTCCTAAAGGATTTAAAAAGGGACAGTTATCGCAATTCACTCCGGAACAAATGCAATTGTTTCAACAATTATTTCAACATGTTGGACCTGAAAGTTATTTATCTCAACTTGCTGGAGGAGATGAAGAAACCTTTAGACAGATTGAAGCTCCTGCTTTAAGACAGTTCTCAGAATTGCAAGGAGGATTAGCTTCTAGGTTTAGTGGAATGGGAGGACAAGGCTCATTAGGATCTAGAAGATCTAGCGGATTCCAGAACGAACAAACAGCAGCAGCTTCTAATTTCGCTCAGCAATTGCAGTCTCAAAGACAAAGTTTACAGCAACAAGCTATTAAAGATTTAATGGGAATGAGTGGAGATTTATTGGGACAAAGACCACAGGAAAAGTTTTTAGTACAAAAACCACAAAAACCAAACCCATGGGCGTCTTTTGGTCAAGGTTTAGGTGGAGCTATTCCAGGCGCAATATCAGGATTTCTTACTGGAGGACCAGCTGGTGCAGCACTTGGTGGAATAGGTGGAGCAGCTTCAGCATTAAAATAAGATATTAATAATTCAAGGAAATATTATGGTACAAATAATTCAACAGAGAGATAAACGTCCTTCATTTTTAAGTTCTCTTGTGGCAGGAGCTGGACAAGCTATTCCTGAGGCTGTAGAAAAATATCAAGAAAATAGAGCCATAAAAAAAAATCTAGGAATTGATTTAGCAGGAATTAGCGATCAACAAACACGCCAAGCTTTCATAGCAGATCAATTAAGATATGGAAGACAACGTAAACAAGCAGAATCTTCACAAAATGTTTCATTAATTCCTGGTGAACAAGAAAATATTGAAAATGTACAAAACAGAGAAGATAGAAGAAAATTCATTGAAGAAAATCGATCTCAAAAAAAAGAAGAATTTCCTGAATTTTTAGGTATGAAAGAAAAACAAAAATCTAAAGCTTTTGGACATGTTCCACAAACTGAAACTACAGGTGTAAAAAGACAATTAATGACTCCTGAACAAATTATTTCAGAAGGTCAAAGAATAGCTCAAGAGTATACTAAAAATGGAATTCCAACAGATGTACAGCAAGGTATAAGCGTTGCAAACTCAATAAATGATATGAATCGACAACATAATGCGCAGGTAGATGCCGATATTCAGCAACAAGTAGCTTCCCAACAAAGTTATGGAAATTTAGCAGTTGAAAAACTTAAAAATGTAGTAGAGGAACCTACAGGAGAAGAACAAGCTTTATTTAGAAGGAAAGGAGAAGAAATATCTAGAAATCCTAAATTTAATACAAGTGAAGCTGCAATACAAAAAGAATTATCAAAAGAAGCAAGGATTTTCAAAAATAGATTATCTGATATAAAAAAAAGTATTCCGGCCCCTAGATTATTTCAAAAAATAAAAGAAAAAACAATAGGACCTGAAAGGGCTGCGGAAAGTAGAAAAAAAGACATTCAAATTAAACTTAAACCTCTTTTAGACGAGGGTCTTTACAATACATCAAGAAATTTGTTGTCTGAAATTGGATATAATGTTGAAGAAAGGGAAGATATTATTTCTTCATTAGGAGAACCCTCGAAAAAAATATTGGCAAATTTTCCAAAAATGAAAAGATCTGATATAGATGTTAAAAGAGGCTATCAAGGCATGCCACTTTCAGAGGGAGAATTTACACCGGCTGATAAAGAAAAAATCACAACGTCCATAAAAGATTCTATTTTAAATGAACCATCTGTAAATCTAATTTTACTTAGAAAGGCTTTTGAGGGTAAAGGTGTTGATTGGTCTACATTTAAAGATACTATTAATGATTTGATACTGGATGGTGAAATACAATTAAATGAAGATCAATTGGATTACCAACTTTCTTATCTAGATACTCCTGCTTTTGGTGGTCTAGATTCAATTTTACACGGTCTAAATCTTATTTAGGTAATATATGATACCTGCAATATCTCATGCTTTAACATCCGGATATCCTTCTAGAGTTATAATAAATAATATTATTAGAAGATATCCGCAACATGCCGGGAAAATAGATGCTGCCTTAGCTGCGGGATATGGCGCTGATCAAATTTTACAATATATTTCCGGTGATAAAGATCAAAGAGATCCTGATAAATATTTAACAGACAAAGAAAAGATAAGAAAAAGAGAAGATCAAAATAGTAAAAAAGCTTTAATGCAACTTGCGGGAACTTTAGGAACTGCTGGAGCTTTAGCGTCAGGTGTGTATGGATATGCTACTAGAAATCAAGCAATAAGACCTAATGCAATATTACCAGCTCAAAGAAATCAACCTCAAAGGGCACTTCCTCAACAACGACCAGGACTACCGCCACCACAACGTACAGGAATACCTCCAGGACTACCACCACCACAGCCTCCAGGACCACCACCGCAACCTATAAATAAAGGTCCAAGCCCTAAACCTAGTTCTCCGGTGAATCTTCCGGTAGCAAGAGAATCTCAAAAAAATATAGATTTGATTCATAATATAAATGAAGACACTAGGATATCAAATATATTACAGAGTTCACCTAATATTGAGTTAGCAACTCAAATACTTAGAAAAGTCATGCCTCGTTCAAAAGTTGATATTTTGGATAGAGTTCCCGGAGGATTACAGCAAGTTATTTCTGATTATTCTAAATATATACAAGAAAACCCTCCCGCTATTAGAGAACAATTTCAACCAAGACAACCTACAGAACAGGGAATTCAGAATAGAGAAATTGAACAAATTCAAAAATCTGAGGAACAAGAACAGTCACAAAATCAATTGCAAGAACAGGAAGAAATTGCACCACGAATACAACAGATTCAACCTGAAATTTTTAAAGAACCTATAAATAAACGTGTTTCTGAAGCGGCATTTGGAGAACATGAAATTTCAAGAATTCCAGAATCTAAAGAAATGATGAAGAAAAATTTCTATATACCAAATTATCGTTATCCTGGGGAAAATGTAAAAGAATTCTCTGATAGAAAAATACTTTTTGATCTTATAAATAAAGGTGCAAAAGCTATCACAGAAGGTAAATCTTTTCTTGATTTTCTCCCTACATCAAAAGGAGTTCAACTTTCTACTGCAGCGGATGTTTTGCGTTTTATGGGAGACATTCCCAATGTTTATAGCGCTTTACTGGATCAAGAAGAAAAACAAGAATTATTTGATGGATTATTGGAAACTGGTGATCTTTCTGTTGAAGGTTTAAGACCAAATGTAAATCTTGGAGAAGGTAATATTCATGGAGCACAACTTTCTCCAAATTTAATTTGGAATTTACTTCTAACTATAGAACCAAAATTACAAACAATGAAAAAACCACCTTCAGTCAAGGGTTATAAAATGTCTCCCGGTAGAAAAATGGGAGGTTCAGAAATAAGAAGATTTTTAAATCATTCTCTTTATGGTGTTTTGAGTGGAAAAACGATATCCTCAGAATTATCGGATAAGATACAAAAAATATCTGAAGCTTCTTCAAATCTTGATATAATTTCGAAAGCCGCGAAAGCTGGAAATCTTCGTAAAATCGATGAATATATGGATAAATTAATGGATGATTCCTATTTTAGAGATACTATGGATATAGATTTAGAAGAAATATTAATGTCTTCAGAACAGAAAGAAAGATCGGAAAAACTTGCAGAAGAAGACAGGAAAATGTTAAGCTCCTTAAGAGCTAAATCAGAAAGACAAAAAAAATTAAAAAGTAACGAGATAAATGAAGACTAGTGAAGCATTAAAAACTTTAATAAAAGAAAAATTTTCAGCTCTTTCTAAAGAAGAGCTAATTTCTATTTTGAAATCAGCTCAACGAATTAAATCTAATAAATTGAAAAAATAATTATGTTTTTTGTTTTCTCAATTCATTGATTTGTCTTTTTAGACTTTCAATTTCATCTTTTTGATTTTTTTCTTCTATTTCCTTATAGGCTTCTTGTCTGCCTTTGCATTGAAACAAGTAAAAAAGTCCTCCTAAAAAAAGACTTCCTACAACATTATCGGTAATACTATCTTCATTATTAAACATATATTTATTCCTTTGTTTATTCCTTAGAATTAGACGCCAATTCCACTGGCATGATATTCTTCATAATCATCACGGTTTTTATCATTACAACGTCTTTTTCAAGTTCATTAAATCTTTTATCCATAGAGGAAAATCCGTCATTCATTTTTTCATTCATCGTCCAAAAGCACAGAGCAAAAGATCCTAAAATCACTATTGTGTCAGCATGTTTTTTTATCCAGTCCATATTTATTCCTTAGTCTTTTTTTTCTCTACTTTACTTTCTTTTTCTTTCTCACTATGGCAATACATAATGTGAGCTTTGAACTCAGCATCTTGTTTTTCCATTCTTCCCTTAAATTCAGCATCCTGTCTTTCTAGTCTTCCATGGAAATCTTTCATTTCATCTTTGATTGCCACAATCAGGTCTAATACTTGTCTGTTATCTGCCCTTGATTCAGAACGAAACCATACAATTAAACCTGCATTTGCTAAAAAAAGTGACAGAACTTGTAACCAATCCATAATGTTTCTCCTTTATTTTTCCTATATTATAACATAAAACCCGTTCTCCATCAACGCAGGACATTTTTTTAAAATATATATCAAAATAATCTTGAATGTATTAAATTTTAATTTATAGAAGATAAAATTTTAATCATGAGTTTCAAAGGAGAATCTATGAGTTTTCAGCCGGGTGCAATGCTATATACACAAGGATTTGGATCACGTCCTGAAAACGTAGAGGTTCCACATATCGAAGCTAGGTCTCCACAACCAACAGACGTTTTATATCCAATTGGTAAAAGATGGATAGATACTAGTGCAGGAAATGAATATGCACTTACAAGTTTTACTTCTGTAGCCGGTGTTCTATCTGCGAACTGGGCTTTCTTAGGTAGTTCTTCTGGAGATTTGAATAGTCTTACTACAGACGATTTAACTGTTGTTACTCCAACATCTGGAACAATTCTTTTAAAAGGATCAGGAAGTATTGCTACAACTGGTTCTAACAGTCCAGGAACTGCAACTATTGCATTAACGGGTTTGACAAATCATAACGTTTTAGTTGGCGCAGGGACATCAACAATAACCAAAGTCGCACCATCTGCAACATCTGGAGTAGCCCTTGTTTCTCAGGGAGCTGCTGCAGATCCTATTTTTGGTACAGTTTCCGTCGCTGGAGGTGGAACTGGCGCAGTTACTTTGACTGGTGTGTTAACTGGTAATGGAACTTCACCAATTACTGCTAATGCTGTGACTAATCATGGTGTTTTACTTGGAGGAGCATCTAATGCTGTTTCATCTTTAGGTGTAGCAGCTACAGGAACTGTTCTAGCTGGAATAACTGGTGCTGATCCTGCATTTACTGGATCTCCTTCTGTATCTGGTTCTTTAACAGCAGCAACAACAGTCACAGCAAGTTTAGGAGCGATAACTGCGACCAATGGAAATCTTGTATTAGGAACTGCCGGAAATAAAGTAGTAATTGCTACTGGAGCAAATGCTTCTGTAGGAGTTTCTGGAAATATGGCAGGAACTCCAGGAGTGGTTGTTGTTGCTACCACAGCATCATCTGCTTCAGCCTTAATATTCTATAGCAGAGCCACTACCGGAGGAACTCCCGGAGAAGTTTCAATTACAGCCCAAGATGGAACAGGTTTTACATTAACATCTACAGGAAATGAAACTTCCACGTTTAACTGGTGGATTATAAACGCTTAATTTAGGTAGAAGATGTCGCAAACTAATAGAATTTCTTGGGAAGTTTTAAGAACTCTTAATACAGCTAGTATGGTAAGCAGTTCTACATATTATGTAGTTGGCGGTCCACTTTTATTTCCTTCTTATAAACTGAAAATGGTTAATAACAGCAATGTTTTGGTCACTGTTTCGATAAACGGAACACAAGATGTTGATGTATGTCCTGGAAATGGTTTCTGGCTTTATGACGAAACTCAAGCACAAATAAATACTTCATCTTCCCCTGCTGTTCCAGCAGGTACCCAAATTTCATGTAAATCAGCATCGGCAGGTGTTGGTTTAATCTATCTGGTATCTCAATATTTAGTTCAAGGATAGGTACATGTCTCAAGCTGGAATTATCAATACGACATCTGGTCCAGTTCCTCCATCTGTGGCTACACAATATGTTACTGACAGTGGGACTGCAATTCCTGCCTTGAATATTTTAAATGTAAATGGCGCAAATGGAATTACAGTTAGCGCAAACCCAAATGGCTCTAATAATATATTGATAACTGCAGGTGAAAACACTCTTGTTGGAACAGTAACAACAATAGGAGCAGTTACAGGAGATGTAATAACTTTTTCTTTAGGAGCTGTTCCTGGAGTTTATACATTTGATTGTAAAATTGCCGGATTTGCTGTTGTAGGGGGACCTTTAGGATCGGGTTATACAATTGTTGGATCAGTAAGAACTACAGGCGCTGCAGCTGTATTGATACAAGATCAAGCGGTTGATCATTTTGAAGAAGGAATTTTAATCGCAGGTTCAGCTGTATTAACAGTTTCTGGAAATAATGCCATTTTTAGAGTAACAGGAACTGCTGCAACAACAATTCATTGGAAAGCTGTTTCTGAATATATATTTGTTTCATAGAGGATAAATATGCCTGGTTTTGATAATGGAGTAATGTATGCCTCTAATGTTGATTTTACAACAGCTTCTTTAACTTCAGGTAGTGCTCAAGTTTTAGCTGATGGACAATTACTCATTGGATCAACCGCAACTCCTAATATAAAAGTAAATACATTAACTGCTGGAACCGGCATAGGAATTTCTAATGGATCTGGATCTATTACAATATCTGCAACTGGAGCTGGATTTTCTTGGTCAGATATTTCTGGAGCTTTTTCTCCATTAAAAGAAAATGGATATTTTGTTACTGGAACAGCCACCGGAACTCTTCCTGCATCTCCTGCGCAAGGAGATACAATTAAATTTATTGTAGATACCACACAAATATTGACAATACAGGCAACTGGAACACAAGTAATCAGATTAGGTGCCGCTGTCTCTTCTGCAGCAGGAACGATAGTTAGTGCAAACCAAGGTGATGCAATCACTTTAGTATATAGGACTTCTGATACCGCTTGGATAGCAGATTCTAGTATAGGAAATCTCTGGACAACAGCATAAGGATTATATGACAAAAGCTAATGCACTTAATCAACAAGTTACTCAATATAACACTCTTGTTGGAGATGCTGGAAATCAAATTGCAAATGTTGCTCCTGGAAATGCTGGACAGGTTTTAACTAGCAATGGTGTATCATTAGCTCCAACTTATCAATCAATAGCTTCTGCTGGATTAGTTCTTTTACAATCAAAAACGGCTACCACTTCAGCTACGATTGATTTTACATCTTTAATATCCACAACTTATAAAAATTATAAAGTGGTCATAAGTAATGTTTTTATGAGTAATCAAAATAGACTTGGAATGCTTGTTTCTACAGATAACGGAGCTACCTGGGTGAATTCTGGATATCAATTTGGCTATATTAATGCTCCTAGTACCACAGGACTGTTTACTGGAGCAGGTGGAGGTGCACAATCCGAATTTTTCTTAACAAACAATATAGAAATGTCAAATACCCAACCAACAACATCTTTTGAATTAAATATTTTTATTGGAGATGCTTCCAACGACACTACATATTATGGAAATGGGTTAATGAATATTGCATCAACAGGAACATATTATTTACTTAATTCTGGTTATATAGGTGCTGGAGTAGTAAATGCAATTCGATTTTTTGCAGAAGCTGGAAATATTCAACAAGGATATTTTTCACTTTACGGGTATTCTTTTTAAAGGAACTATATGTCATTCCAACCTGGTGCAATGTTATACACACAAGGTTTTGGGTCGAGACCAGAAAATCTTGAAGTCCCTCATATTGAAAATAGAATTCCTTCATCTTCTGATGTTGGATACCCTATAGGAAAATTTTGGTTATATCCAGGAAATTCTTTATATTATTTATCCTCTCTATCCTCTGTTGGTGGGTTAATCTCGGCAAATTGGGTTCTAATTGAAACTTCTTTGACTCCTGTTTCTTATGTTACAAATTCTGGAATAGCTGTTCCATCTGCAAATATTGTAAATGTTTTGGGTGCAAATGGTGGAGCAAGTGGAATTATTACATCTGCATCTGGAAATACAATTACAATAACTGTTACAGCAGATTTACCAAGTTATAAGAACGTAAATACTTCTCCATATGTAGTTTTACCCACAGATTATTACCTTTCATGTGATACAACTTCTATTCCAATAACATTACAATTTCCAAACGCTCCTGTACAATTTCAGTATTTTGTTGTGAAAGATCGAACAGGAAATTCATTTAACAATAATATCACTCTAACAACTGTTGGAGGAGCTGTTTTGATAGATGGTTCTACATCTTATGTTATTAATACGAATTATGAATCAGTAGAACTTCTCTTTAATGGAACATCATACGAAATATTTTAAGGAAATTTATGGCATATATAGGACCAGAACCAATAAATGTAAGAGATGGTGGTACAGGAGTTTCTACACTTGCAGCTGATGGTGTGCTTTATGGAAGTGGAACTTCACCTGTCGGGGTAACAAGTGTAGGGAATTTGGGTGAAGTTTTAACATCTAATGGTGTAGGTAATCCTCCAAGTTTTCAAACAGCTACAACTCCATTTTCTCCAAATTCCGTAGTAGATATTGTAGATGATTTTTTTCCTTCTGCTGGTAGTACTGCGGGAGTTTTTCAATGGAATACAGGAGGAACTGCTCCTGGAACAGCTACTCAAGACCATCCAGGAGTTATACATATTCCAGCTGTATCGGGAATTGGAAGTCCTAATTACATGTATTTGGGAGAATTTATTGGGCCTGTAGACCAAGGATCGTTTGTTTTAGGTGGAGGATTGTTTTCACTAAATTTTGTTCTAAATCTACTTACTTTGTCTAACATAACAGATACGTATAGTATTTATATAGGACTTATGGATGTTCCCAGTATAGTAGGACTCTCTGTGCCACCAATTGATGGAATATATTTTACATATACTGATACTGTAAATAGTGGAAATTGGCAGATTGTAACAATTGCTTCATCTGTATCGACCACAGTAAACACTGCGGTGCCAGCGGATACAAATTATAATAATTTTGGATTAGTTATAAATGCAGCAGGAACTAGTGTGCAATTTTTCATAAATGGTGTTTCTGTTGGAACCATAGCCACAACTATTCCATCGGCCAATCTATCTCCAGTAATTTTTCACAATCCTACAAATGGAAGTCCGGCAGGATTTGATATTGATTTATTTTATTCGAGATTGATTCTTACAACACCTAGATAGGAATGTATCATGAATAAACTCATAACAATTCCATTTATTTTATGGTTTATAATCTTGTCATTCTTCTTAATTCACGTGTGGGGATAGATTTAATTTTAATTTTTTTCTTTGGCATTTCTTCTATTTGTTTCAAAAGTTCTAATGCATAAGTTGCATTAATTTTCATTCTTTTCATCAATAGAGCCTGAGATATTATACCACATTCACGCTTTATTGTCAAGGCTATTTTAATCATCTTTGATTCTTTTTTATCACAATTAAATTTTCTATGCTGTTATCCATTGAATCACCATTAACATGGTATACATGTTCATAGGACTCCAGTTTCCTACCAAGATGTTCCTGCATGATATGACGGTGAACTCTATCTTTCTTTCCGTTAACTCTTGCAGATTGATATTTATTTTTGCTCATTTATTCTCTTTACAACCATTTAGGTGATGATCAAATGCTTCTTGCCATCCTTTTTTCCATTCATCAATATCTTCGTATTGATTTCTATCATTTTTTTGTAGAATCAATTTTGCACATTCTTTCAGAAGCTCATTTATTTTAGATTCACCTTCTTCATTAAAACCTTTTGATGGTCTGGATGCACCACAACATCTGCAAGGCATATAACTCCTTTTAATTTATTTTTCTGTTAGCTTCTAATATTGGTAAATTAGCTTCTGTGGGAACATAAACCACTTGCATTTGATTAGTCTGTAATCCTTGTATCCACAGATACCTTAAATAACCTTCATTTCCCTGTAAAGAGTCTCCGATTATTTTATTAGCTTTAGCTACTCCATCAGCTCTAATTACTTCAGCATCAGCTAAGAACTTTGAGCTTTCAAGTTTTGCTTTAGATTCTAAAGTTGCTATTTGCCTATTTGATTCTGCTCTAGCAAGTTCTGCTTCTCCTATTTTTTGTTGTTCCCATACGTGATAGTATGGAACTATGAAAGAATATCCAGAAAATAATACTATGAATATTATAAAAATACCTATACCAATTCTGATAATGAATTCAAAATTTTGTTTTTCCATTTTATTTTCCTCTATTTCTCTCTTCAATAAGACACAAACGTGTGTGAAAATCTCTCATATCTTCTCTAATACCATCTAAGGTTGCTTGACATCTTTCTTGATAAGCTTGCTGTTTTGCATCTGTGTGTAAATATAATGGAATTGTTGTACCTAATGTTGTGAAGAGCAATATAGAAAGTTCTATTATTGGTTGCCATTGTATTTTTTGATTTTCATTCATAAATTATTTCCTGATCATATATTGATTTTTTTATGTAAGAATTGTATATTGAAGTTATTGTATACACTTCAATGTTCCAGAAGACGCCAATCTTCTGTCGTATTATTTTCTTGGGGTCCCATAGTGGATCCCATATTTTAATTTTCAATCAACTCCAAAACTTTCAAAATTTTATCATGTACACGATTAATTACTATTCTTTCCTCAAAGCTACGTCTATAAAAAATTTCTTTGTCACCTATAACAATAGATGATAGTAAATCTTTTAAAATTAAAACAGCCTTGTCGCAATTTTTAACTCTTGTTAATACATTGATAAGTAGATCTAATTGCTCTGTATTTTGCATGCGTCCGATAATCTAAATTATGTTGCCCTAGTGTTTTCGTAACCCATTGACTCTAAACATATTGTGAAATTATCGATTTTGAAATTCTGAATGTGCCCCACAAGTATGTGTGAGGGTATGAAATTTTTATTTTAATCATTTTTGAACGAATCATATTTCTTTCATATTCTTTCTTTTATCTTTAAAAAAAACAATTATATGTTCAATTATCTTTTCACAAAGATCAAAATCAGAATCTTCAATATCTTCTTCAATAATAATTTCACATAAATCTTTAAATAATTTATATATATATCGGTCTTTTTCTTTTTCATTTAAATTATTTTTATAATTATAAAAATCTCTATATAATTTTAATATACTCTGTTTTATTTCTTTTTTGTGTATTTTTGATATGCTCTGTTTTATTTCTTCTCTATTCATAAAATAATTCTTATAGGTTTATTAATCGACTGGTATTTTTCATTCACAATACTTGCATTTACACATTTACTCATAACCAAATCAATTTGCCCATAACCTTCATGTATATGACCAAATACCATAAGTTTTGGTTTAATCCTAAACATCGCAGATAAAAGTGATGGAGAGCCAGTGTATTCAATTTCTCCATTATTTCTTTTTACGACATCAAGAATTCCATATGGTGGTCCATGAGAAATAATAATGTCCGTGTCTTTCGGAATTTTTTTATATTTTTCTTCTAATTTATTTTCTGTAGTTACAAATGCTTTGCAGTTGGGATTAATCTGCTTAAAATCCATAGACCATGGGGTTCCCCAAATTTTCAATCCTTCAAATTTTGTTATAGAATCACACAAATACTCGGCATCACAAAAATTTGGTTTGTGATATTTTTTATTAAATAATAAATTGTCGTGATTTCCTGATATGTAAATCTTTTTTTTATATTGTTGTAATGCTAACCAATCATAGAATTTTTCTAGTTGCTGTATAGAATCATTAGCAGTTAAATCACCAGCAATAATAAGAAGGTCACCACCTTCTAACTTGGGAAAAAAACCGTGGAGATCTGAAATACAGTCTATGATCATGTTATGTTTTTTTTTCCGGAATATACATCCAGTGCGTTACATTTTGAATAATGCAATTATTTTTTACATCATACCAGTCACCTAAATCAGAGCTAGTTCTATCCCAGAATCTAGTTCTATCCCAAAACGCATGTATTTCTTTTCCTTCACTTAAAACCAGCACTTCGTTGGAAAAGAATGGTATACATTTATTTATACTATTCCATTCATCCATCTTTTACTATCTCCAAAATACATTCTGGCTGTCCATTTATTTGTAAATTCAATGTGTGTACTTGGGATCTTAATTTGTATACTTCTAGGCTTAGAGATTCCCATTTATCTTCATTTGCTATTGAATTTTTCTCTATAGAGGTGTTTCTTGCAAAAAGACCTTTACGTACTTTGTCAAAAGATTTTTGTAGTTCTTCTATTTTATCTTTTAAATCTTGAATATCATCTTCTCTAAAAAGATCGGTTTTCATTACTTTCCCTTATTTCTCTCTTCTATAAAAGTTATTCTTTTTGAGAAATTCTCCAAGACTGACCGGTAGGTTTTCTATAGACTTCCAAGTCCACTCCCATTAATTGGGGAATAGATTTATAATCTATATTCCCCCTTCTAGACGATTTTATAACCTCAATTCCAAACCCCTTACAGTTTTTACCGTCAGCTAGGGTTATTAATTCATTGCGAGCAGACTCAAGTTTTTCTTCTATACTCTTGAATTGTTTCTGGAATTCTATGTATTTAGATGTCGCCGAATACCATTGGTCATCGTTTTTTTTTACTAGATCTTCATCTTCAAGTGGAGGTTGCTCAAGATCTGTAACGTATTTCCAAAATTCCTTTTCTTTTTGCAACAAAATATCTGTGTATCTTTGATTCTTAATCACTTGTAGAATTATATCACTGCGCTCATTAAAAGAAAAGTAAAACATATTTTCTATCTGGCACACCTCCATAATATGCTGAAGTTGTGGCATATACTTTTCTGGGATTTGTCCATCCATTGCACATTCATGGTCTATTTTCCCTGGAACCTTGATCTCAACAACATCATAACCTTCACTAATGCCATCTAAACTTGCCATCATATAAGATATCTTTGGGTGGAACAAAACTTCTGGTTTTACTTTAATGCCACTCTTTAATTCAAATGCAGCTCTAGCGTAAGGTTCTAGATTTGTTCCTCTTTTCATTGCTTCATTGCAGACTTGGGGCTCGCCCAAGCCTAGCTTTTCTTCCCACAATTGATACTTTGTTTTCCATGGACTAATACCCATACAAACAGCTGCATCACTAGCACCTATATGGAGCTTCCTTAATTCTAGCCATTCTTGCGTTCCTTGTTGCATATTATTACTCACCATTTCTAGTTTTTGATAATTCCTCTAGAGTTCCTCTATGTATATGTTCGTATGAAACTTTATTAATATCGTAAAGAGATTTTATATTTTTATTTTCCATAAAATTTTTTACTTTATCTTGGTGTTTTTGTGGACATTGGCTTATCAAAGAAATCAAATGATCAACCTCTTCTTTTTTAGGCTTATCTACCTTTGGACTCTCTGTTCTTTGATTTTCTGTTTTTCTTGAAATAGAACGTTCTCCATCATCATCTTCTTGACATACACCTATCATTGCAGATAACGCATATCTTCTTGCGTAACTAATAGCAGAACCGACCCCTTGTGCATCTTGTTTTTGTATGATTAAAGGTAATTTTGATTTAATCCACTCTCCACTGCTATGACCAAGAATTGTTACTAGGAACATATCTGTCTTTGTTCCTTCTATTGTCTGTATGATAGATAATTCATTTTCAGATAACGGTTGTCTGCATACACTCCAAATACTAGATAAGTCAGCATACTTGCTCTTAAAAAATGGATTTTCCTTATCTTTCAATGCTGACTCAAGTTTTCCTTGAGTTTTGGATAATGCTTTTAATATTTCTGCAATAGTATTGCTTTGATTTTGTTCCGTTTGCATAAATTTCCTTTTCAATATGTGTAATTTGTGATAAATTTTAAGTGATCCCTGTGGTATTTGCATTCCTATGGGATTACTCCAATTTTGTTTTTAGTTTTGGCCACTCTGGTGAGTGGCTTTTTTATATAACCAGCACGAAAAATGTTATTATTAGCGCACAAAAAAATCCAAACATTGCCAGTACATCTTCCATCATCTTTTTTTCCTTGAAATATTTATGTTGTGTTGTGGAATTTTCAATCCAAACACATGAAAAATTTCTTCTAGATTATTTTCTAGTAATTTGATATCCGGTTTTTCTTCCTGATATAACTGTTCCAAAACACCTGTTAAATGATCTATCACATGATCTACTGTGTTTTCTGGAATCATGTAATACTCTCTATTACCAATACTTTCAATTTGAAAATCTAACATCTTTTTATATCCTCTGCGTTAACTTTTCAAGCTTTGATTGCATACTATCTATAATCATACGTTGGTAATCATCGTCCATGGTTGTCCCAACCATATCACGTAATCTTGCTAGATCCAATTGTACCCAGTGTACTACCATTTTCAAAAGTCCTATATTAAGTTCTTGTTCTATTTCTAAAGAAGTTATTGGTGTTTGTGTTGTCATATATTTGCCTTATGTAAAGCGGTTTTACATCGGGACATTGAGACATTTGTCCCGAACTTGTCCCTTGTCCCTTAATTATTAACTGAAACTGATACTCACTTAGCAATCTGCTACAACTCGCTGATTTGTTACACTCAGATGTCGAGGAGACTTGATTGCTTCGTGTGTTTAAAATATAGCAAACACTATAATTTATAGCAACAAATATGTGTGGAAAAAATAGATTGAGTTAAAATAAATGCATATGATATGTTATGCAATTTATTGGAGGTTTTCTATGAAATTAAGAACGTATCTTTCAGACAAAAGAATAACTGACAGGAAATTTGCAGAAATGTTGGGTACTACGGCAACTTATTTGAACCATGTGAAAAATGGAATTTTTAAATGTGGCAAAAGATTTGCAAAAGACATAGAAAATCTTACAAATGGAGAGGTTACAGTTCAAGAAATATTTGAAGAATACGAGAAGAGACAAAATGAAAAAGACACAGACGCAGCTGCGAAAAAACGGCTTACTTGAAACAATAAATGAATTTTTTAAATTCTAAAAAACTTGATACTAATGAAACAAATATTTAAATTGATTATTTCTCTAGAAAAGGACAAGGCTCGCACTGGGCGAGCCTTATTTGAGATAAAAAAAAGATAGACCATTGCTGTGGTCTAATAGAGTTTGGGACCCAAAAAAGATTTATACGTATTGTACAATTCTTTCCTTTTTTTTACAAAACATTCACTAAAAATCTGTAAAAGAATCGAAATTATAACAATTGCTATAAAAAATAGCAATTCGTAATCTTTTTTTGGTCATAACATACTCAATAACAAGGAGTTTTTATGTCCGAATCATTATTAAGAAACTTCACACACATCACAATTCCCGCAGAAATCTGGCTTAGAAAAGATATTTCCATTCAAGCAAAAGCATTATGGGCCGAACTAAGATCTTTACATGATAGAGATTCTGGAGGTTGTTATGCTAGTGATGAATATCTTATGGAATTTATGTGTCTAAAAAAAAGTAGACTTCACGAAATTTACAAAGAATTGAAAGATGTAGGTCTTTTGGAGGTTGTAAGTTTTAATGGAAGAAGGACAGTTCGTAGGGCTATTGTTCCAGAGGTTGAATATCAGACCGGAAAGCAGCTTTCCGGAAAACCGGAAAGCAGGATTACGGAAAACCGGAAAGCAGAAGTCCAGGAAACCGGAAACCTCTCTATTATATATAATAAAGAGAATAATAAAGAAAAAACACCCCCTAACCCCCAAGGGGAAAAGTGTGTTTTTGGTTCTCATGTCAAAATGAAAAAAGAAGAATACACAGAACTTGAAAGTAAAATCTCAAAACCAGTACTCGATGATCTTATTGAGCAAATCAACGATTATTGCGCTTCTCATGGAAAAAGTTACAAAGATTACGCAGCTACCATTCGATCTTGGTATAAAAGAAAAAAAGATGATCCTAACGTTAAAAGTAAATCTACAGGCGTAAATTTCAGGAGTGAATTAGAAAAATTAGGGTTCCAAAGTGGAGGAATATATAATAATATTTTGCTTGAAATTGACGATAAAGGTATATGTTTCTATTTAGGAACTGCTCAATCCAAAATTGAATTTAACGAGCCGTCCTTTATGGATAAGTTTAGAAACTTTTGTGAAAAACAAAATATACAATTTCTAAAAAAACAAGAAGCCTATGGAACTTGAAGATAAATACTTACTTGACGAATCACAAAGGGAGGCCTTTATTTGGCTTAAGCAGCAAGACCTTGGTGTTGACCATGACATCATAGCTTACTGGGCAAGAATCGTCCCCTTGAGCACTCTAATGAGTTGTATCCCATATGCCAAAACTTTAAAATTAAAAAATACATTAAAATATATAGAAAAATATTTAAAAACAGATACTCCTAGATTTGGAAATGCGCATATGAACCAAGACTATATCATGAAAATTTCAGAAAAATATCCGGAAATGGGAATAAAAGTTAACAAAGAATCAATTATCATTAAAAAAAAAGACTCTGAACACATGTTTGATATTCAATGTGAACATAAATACTTTATTAACTGTGTAAACAATATTTTATAAAGGATTAATCATGAGCAATTACAAATTTATTTCTTACACAAAAACTCCAGAAGAAAAACATTGGGGAATAGCTTTCGTATCAATCGATGATAAAATTTTACTTGGATACAAAATCATGCCAAACAAAGAAGGCACAAACTTTAATCCTCTTCCCGCTTCTTATAAAATTGATGACACCTACGTACCTGTCTTTACAATAGATAGCAATATACAAAAACTAGAAATAGAAGCATTAGTAAGGAGTTGTGTTAAAAAACATATTTCATCTTACAACTCTAGTCTTCCTGGAATTCCGGACAACTCAAATCAACAGAAAAAACAAGAAGCTGGTGAGGAGATTCCTTTTTGAAATTTGTAATTCCAGGCCCTCCAATTGCTCAGGCCAGGCCACGTCTCTCTATGAGAGGTGAGTTTCAACATGTCTATGATCCAAATGGCAAAGACAAAAAAAACACAAAAAATGAACTCTTATCTCTTATTTCTCAAAGTTCCTACACAAAACCTGAAGGGAATATATCCGTCTCGCTCGTATTTAAACTTCCAATTCCGAAAACATATACAAAAAAAAAGAATATAGATGCTATAAACGGAATTTTAAAACCCACGAAGCAAGACTTGGATAATTTGATTAAATACATCCTAGATGCTTCTAATAGCATTCTGTGGGATGATGATAGAAACATTGACGTAATACATGCTTCTAAAGAATTTAGTCAGGAACCTTGCACAGAAATAATTATAGAGCAATCCATACAACGTATACCAATGGAAGGACACCCTTTATGTTAGATATAAACTCACACGATAAAATCATCGCGAGAATACAGTTTTTTAAAGATTTTCTTTTTCAGGTAGCAGGGGAAATGAATGAAGACAAACTTCATTCTGAAAATGAAGAAGAAGATGCGTTGGAAAATCTTTTTGACGAAATATACGAGCAGTATATCGATCTATTTGATGACATTTTATATTTTGGTTAACACATATGAATTCTCCAAATTTTGAGAAAGAAGAAAAATATTTAAAAATATTATTTATTGGTTCAGCTATTTTCTTGGCTGTATTTTTTGCACTATTTACATTATTACTTGTAGGTTAAAATGCCACTAGAAAAATCTAAGTCAAAAAAAGCAATAGGGCGCAATATTGAAAAAGAACAAGAAGCCGGAAAGCCACATAAACAAGCAGTAGCAATAGCTCTTGATGTAGCAAGAAAAGCTGGAGCAAAGATTCCTAAAAAGAGTAAAAAATAAAAACAAGGTCCAAAAATGTTTTTAAGTGAAGAACAAGTGGAAGAAATTTTAGCTCTTAAAAAAATTTGGACAGACTTTAAACGTATCCGATATAGAAAACCTTGCCTCGAAGAGGAATTCGACGAATACCTGACTCCACAAGAGAGAGAAAATATTATAGATGACCTATTTACAATCCTAAATTAGGAAAGCCATGGATAAAAAAATCAAAAAAGTCGGTAAAGATCTTAAGAAAGCAGAAAAAGCTATTCATAAGGGTGAAAAAGACGAAAAATCTCTGTTGAAGTTAGATAAAAAACATGACAAGAAGATGGAAAAATGTGACGAGATGATGAAACATAAAAAGAAGAAATAGAGGAAAAATGGATTGGATAAAATCTACTGATAAATTTCCGATTATTGAAGAAAGAATCATTATTTCAACAAAAGATAGACATAGACAATGGTGTTTTCTTTTATCGCAGCTTCGTAGACCGTATGATTCAAATAAAAAATACAACGAATTATATTATGAATATTTTAATCCCTATTCTGAACAATGGGAAGCAATAGAAAATGAATTTTTTTGGATGAAACTTGAAGATCCACTAGAAAATGAGTAAAAAAAATGATTTGGATAAAATCTACTGATAGATTTCCAACACTTCGAGAAGAAATTTTTCTAGCAAAAAAAAACAGTGATAGCTGGGATTTCATGCTGTCGAAAATTCGTAGACCTTATGATTGGGACAAGGAATATAATGAATCATACTATGAATTTTTTAACACACGTTGTATAGAGTGGATAAAAGTCCCAAATGAATTTTTTTGGATAAAAATTAAAAATCCACAAGAAGAGTGATCAGTATAAAAAAAATTTGTCTCGGAAATTCATAAAGTAAAATTTCGATTATGAAATTGTATAGACAAAAAAAAGAAGTCCTTTTAAAGTTTAGTTGTCGATAAAAAACTTTTTAAAAAGGACTTCTTATGAAATCTCATTATCCATCAACCACTGATTATTCTCAATTTAAATTTAAGGTAGGGAATAGACCAGTCCTCCCATGTCGAGTGCAATGTCTTAAAGAATCTATTACACAAAACAATAAACTACACCTACATCCAATAATAGTCGATAAAAATAACAACATTGTTGATGGTCAACATAGACTTGCTGCAGCAAATTCCTTAAGAGTACCAATATATTATATAGTCGATTATGAATCTCAGGAAGATGACATAATACTTTTCAATACACATCGAACGAATTGGTCTCTTGAAAATTATGTTAATTATCATAATCAAAAAGGAATTGAATCATTTGTGTTTTTTCAAAAAATGATTGACTTTTGCAAGACGTATCATGCTCCTTTTTCATCAGTTTATAGAACTTTAGCGGAATTGTGTGCTTCTCATAATACATATTTTCCAGATCTGATAAGAAGTGGTAAACTAGAGTTTAAAAATAAAGAAATAGCAAAAAAATTTATTGAATTAACTTTTCCAGCCTGTAAAAAATTAAACGATCGTATAAAACATTTACGTGAAAGGAGAAGTTGTTGTCTTTTTTTTAAGTCTTCATATATCAGTACTCTAATTTTTTGTTTTATAAAAATGACTCTGAAACAATATAAAGAATTATTGAGATGTTTGGAAAGAGACGTATCAAAACTTTCTGATACAAATTCTCACACAGAAGTATATGCACTTTTCAAAATGTCTTATTGCCACAAAAAAAATAAAGAAGGATTAAAAAAAGATTTTAATTTTGATCTACATAAAATACAGTTGCAAAAAACAGATGGTGAAGAATCTTAATAAAAAATCTTTTTAAAAGAAATTTATATGGGTATTTTTTCTTTTGGGTCATCCTTGAACAAGATGACCTCCCTCTTACCTTACTTCAGCAGTTGAGAAAGTAGTAAAAGCAAAGAATAATGATCGTAATGCGTGATTGGAACTTGCATTGCTTGTGGTGGTAACTTTTCGTAATCCTTGATCATCTCTTTCATTATATCCAAAATCTTATCACGCGACAAAGGTTCTTCCACTATTTTCTCTTCGTTTTTTTCTTTAACTTTCACAATGATCTCATTTCCTTCATCATCTACTCTCAAAAAATTACTAAAATCTTTTGCAAAACATTCGTACGAGTCTTGCCCACCAAGAATGCTAATTTCTCCGCAGCCACAAGTTACATAATCATATTTATGAAAACTTTCAATAATATTCTTACACAGTTTACATTTAGCTCTATTTTTCATAATCTATCCTATATATGGTATGGATTAAAAAACCTATAATATCATAAGGTTTCAGTCAATATTAAAGGAGTTACTATATGCCAGCACCAAAAGGACACGCTCCATATCCTGGATGCGAAACAGGTGGAAGACCTAAAAGATACAGTATAGAAGATATTGAAAGATTTGCAGATGAACTAACAATCTGGATAAAAATAGAAAAAAACTTTTGGTACAAAGACTTCTGTCATGAGAAGGGATTACATCCGCAATTTATGTCAGAATGGGCGAAAGAAAATCACAAGTTCCGTGAAGCCTATGAACTAGCTAAAAGCATTCAGGAAAGTAAAATATTTAAAGGCTCTATGTTAGATAACTATAACGTTACTATGTCTAAGATGGCCCTTACTAATTGGCATGGGTGGAAAGACAAGAATGAGACTAGGATTTCAGGAGACACATTAAATCCAATCGCTGTCTTATTTGAAAATACGGACGGAACAACAAAAGAGCTTGTAACAGATGAATCCAGATAAAATGCAAGAATACCAAAGACTGATAGACGATCCTCTTTGGAGGCTAAACAATCTTTATTGGATTGTAGATAAACAAGGCAGGAAGATTAAGTTCCAGTTAAATTGGGCTCAAAAAGATTTGTATGAAAAGATGTGGTATTGCAATGTCATTCTAAAAGCTAGACAGCTAGGAATGAGTACATTTGTGTGTATGTTATTCCTAGATCGCTGCCTATGGAATAGCAATGTAAGTGCTGGTATTGTAGCTCATACAATAGAAGATGCACAAGCGATGTTTAGGAGAGTGAAAATAGCTTATGATAACTTATCTGATGACATCACCAGTTTTATTACTGCTGATAATGATACAGCTCAAATGATTAAGTTTAGTAATGGTAGCAGTCTTAGGGTAGGGACATCATTACGCTCTAGTACCTTTCAATATCTCCATATTAGCGAATTCGGCAAGATATGTGCCAAGTATCCAGACAAAGCAAGAGAGATCGTTACAGGAGCTTTAAACACTGTTGCTGCAGGTCAATATATATTCATCGAATCAACAGCTGAAGGAAGAGAGGGATATTTCTATGACATATGTAAAAAAGCTCAATTCGATAAGTCCAGTGGTAAAGACCTATCGAAACTTGATTTTCGGTTTCACTTTTTTCCATGGTACGGTGAGAAATCTTATCGTATTGCAAATGCGTTAGCTATAACTCCAGAAATGCAGTCTTATTTCGATCATCTTCTTAGTATTGGAATTCATTTGGATGAAGAACAAAAAGCGTGGTATGTAAATAAAGAATTATACCAAAAAGAAGATATGAGAAGGGAATATCCTTCAACACCAGAAGAATCATGGAGTGTATCTAATGAAGGATTGTATTACTCAAAATACATAGATAGAGCTAGAGCAGAAAAACGCATAGGAAATATTCCTTATGATGAATCCATTCCTGTTTATACAGCATGGGACTTAGGTTTCAATGACAGTACTGCTATCTGGTTCTTTCAAATATCAGGAAAAGAAATAAGATTAATCGAATATCTGGAAGGAAGCGGGGAATCATTGTCACATTGGCTTGGTGTCATTAAATCTAAAGAATACGTGTACGAAAAACACCTCGCACCTCATGATATAATGGTTCATGAATACACTTCTGGTATGACAAGACAAGCGTCAGCTAGGAAGATGGGGATAAATTTTCTTCCAGCTTCAAAAGTAGATATCATTCCAGGGATAGATGCAGTAAGAAATATTTTAAATCGCTGCTGGTTTGATGAAAAAAAATGTGCAAATGGAATAAAAGCTATAGAGAATTACAAGAAAGATTGGGATGAAAGAAATGCATGTTGGAGATCATCTCCTCTACACAACTGGGCATCTCATGGTGCAGATGCATTTAGAACATTAGTCACAGGTTTACATTACATAACAAACCAAAGATCACTTTTAGATGCTCAGAAGGAACAGATAGCACAAAAAGAATGGCAAAGGGATAAATACAGCCCAACAATGAGAATGTAAGACTGTCTTACATCTAAAAAGTCCCAATGTAAAACCGCTTTACATTGAAAGTTGCATCAATAAAATCTTTAGTATATTGTTATATTAGAAATTTTAATCAATATCCTGAGGATTTTATGAAGCATCATTTGTCTCATGAAGAAGAAGAAAAAGGTGGAAAACATTCACATCACCATGAAAAAAAATCTCCAGCCCATAAGAAATCTCCCCTAAAAGACCACCATAAAATGGCTCTAAAAGCAAAAATTGCTGAGCATGCTCATAAGCATCACCATAAGTCAAAGTAATGGGATTTGTAGAATATGTTGCTTACATTTGTGCGATGGGATGTATAAAGTTAGCTATTTTTTTTAAAGAGTGTAGCGATTTTTTTGTAGAATGTGGTGACTATCTTTATGATAAATATAATCCACAAAAATAAACTGGGAGGTTTATATGTGTTGCGAAGAAAGTGAAAGAAAATGTTGCTGCTGTTTTGGTGCTCAGGGTCCTCAAGGAGTTCCCGGCGCTCAGGGTCAACAAGGTATTCAAGGTGTTCCAGGGAAAGATGGACCACAAGGTCCTAATGGACCTGCGGGTTTGCAAGGAATTCCAGGAAGAAATGGTGATCAAGGCCCAATAGGTCTTCAAGGACCTCAAGGCTTGATAGGCCCACAAGGAGTTCAAGGAATTCAAGGTTTATCTGGTAAAGATTGTGATTGTGAAAGTGTGGCTCAATATTTAAGTATATATAGTCTTACAGATCAAGTTGTTCTATCATTAGCGTCTCCATTTTTAAATTTAGTAAACTCAGCATCTCTTGGTTTTGATATTTCTGCAGCTCCCGTATCAGGAGAAGTAAAAATTTTGAATCACGGAATCTACTCTATAAATTGGGGATTTGATGGAAAACTACAACCTCCTTATCCTTTTCCAATTCCAGCATGGGCTCTTGGGATATATAAAAATGGCGTTTTGTTGCCAGGAACAACCTCTGGATCTTTTTCAATTACTCCAGATGATATTTGTGTTCATGATTCTGCTGATGCTATTGTAGAACTTAAGGTTGGGGATATTATAAAAATTGTTAATTTATCTACTATGACAATTTTGGGTGTAGCAAATCCAGTAGGAACTCTATTTCCAATAGCAAGCGCAAGATTAAACGTTAGTTTAATAAAAAAACTTCCTTAAAACATTGGGTAATCAGTGTCATTTTACTATCCACCATGGAATAACGCTCTAGAGCCATCTCAAGGAAATGTGAGACAATGGCTTGATAATCTGTATAGTAAGTTCCAGCCGATCGAGCAATCGCGATGGAATCAATCTAACATAGATACCTTGTTTTATGCTGGTTCACAAACATTTGTAAATAGATATTTTAATTTCTCCCCATCCACATCATATCAACAATATTATTTTAATCTCATTCAGCAACCTGTAAACATGGTCACAGGTTATGAAAGACAGCATAGAAAAAACTTTAGCTATGTCCCTTCAGAAGGTGCTGATCCTAAAACTACGGACCAATATACAAAATTAATTACACATGTAGCGAATGCAGGATGTATTCACGAACAAAAGTCAAAAGCAAAAGAACTGGCAGCTATATCAGGAATGGTTTTAGTTCAACCTTATTTAGATTTTAATGGTGATGATCAAGCTCAAGGTGAACTTAAAATAAAGATTTGGGAGTATAACTCATTTTTAGTAGATCCCTATTTTCGTTCCCCTGATATGTCAGATGCACAATTTGTTTGGTGTCAAGAATACATTAGTAAAAAGGAAGCTGAAAATAGATTTCCAGATAAACTAGAAGCTATTGCACCAATGGCAGGAACACCGCAAAGATATGGATCATTCTATTTCCTCCCTGAAAATTACAATATGGCAAGAAATGATCTCATGGTCTTGTCATACGTATGGTATAAGTGGAAGCGTAAAAAGAAACGCCTATATAGCCGCACTCGTAATCAATTCTTTGATTTTGCCGGAGGCGATGGACAACTTGAAAAGATTTTATACTCCATACCAGATATGGAAGAGGTCACTGTTGAGGTACCATGCTGGAAACTTGCTACCGTATTGAATGACCAGCTTATGTTTCAGGGTGATAATCCACTTGGATTTGATGGCTGCCCCTTTATCCCTTATTTTTGGAATTATGAGCCGCATATTAATTATTACGATTTACGTGTTCGCAGTCTTGTACGTACTATGCGAGATCCTCAGTTCTTATTTAACTACAAAGTAATCACAAATAATGACATTGCCGCAGCAACTATTAACGCTGGGTGGAAAAGAAAAGTAGGTGCCGTAGCTAATGAGGATAATTTAAAGAAATCTGGCCAAGGTTGGGATGTCATCATCAATGAAGGTTACGAGTTATCAGACTGTGAGAAGATTATTCCTAGTGCAGTACCAGAATCTGATTTAGCGTTAGCTCAGCAGATGGCTGATTTAATTTATAACACTTCTGGTATTAATTTAGAGAATTGGGCTGGTCAGTCTGATAAACAGATATCCGCACTAACTGCAATGATAAAGCAAGCTGCCAATTTAATGGTGTTTCAGAAATATTTTGATCAATGGGATTTTTCCGATAAACTTTTAGGCGAAAGACTGCTACAAATATCTTTAAATAATTGGAATGCTGCAAAAGTAGGATTGCTTACTGGAGAAGATCCCACTCCACATTTTTATTCTAAAATATTTGCAAAGTTCCAGGTTTTAGTAGAAGAGTCAGAATTA